GTTCGGACCCTCCGGGGTTCGACTACTGAGGACGCCCAATCCGCCATTGTGGACAGGATACCGCTCATAATTTGCCAGAGAGCTCAATGTTCTGGCTGGCACAAGGGCGGGATCCTGCGTCGCGTCCGCGTCACTCCCTTGTTGTGAAGCGGAATGGGCAACCAACCAAAACAAGGAAATACCATGTGGTATCGCGCATGGGCCCCAACCACATGCTCGGGGTGTACAACAACGGCGTCCAATCGGTAGTACGGGCGCTCGTTGAGCGATACTTTCTTTGTAAGGTGGGCGGTGATTTCCTGCCGGCCCTTGAGACTGCAAGTCAGGATTGGACTGCTGTAGAGTTAGTGCAATTTCGACAGGGCGTTGTGGAAATAGTCCGGAAAACTGCGACCGTGATAACGCTACGTGACGTAGTGAATTGTTACCGCGGTCCCAAGTACCGGGTTTACTACAACGCCTACCGCAGTCTCATGCGGAAAGGTGTGAATAAGAAAGATTCGTACCTTCGCCCCTTTACGAAGTTTGAGAAGCAAGCCTTGGATAAGGCTCCGCGGATTATTAATCCCAGATCGCCCAGATACAACCTAGTCCTCGGGAAGTATTTAAAGAAAGCAGAGAAGCATTATTTTCGGGCAATTAATGAGGTGTGGGGGGCTCACACAACCCACACAGTGATCAAAGGGATGAATGTGTTCGAGATGGCAAAGGTCATGCGTGCGAAGTGGGACCGGTTTCAGCGGCCGGTTGCCATTGGTTTGGATGCCAGTAAGTTCGACATGCACGTTAGTGTCCACGCACTCCGCTATGAGCACTCGTTTTACCATCGGGTATTCAAGAGTGAAGAGCTGGAATGGCTACTTGGCATGCAGGTGTATAATCGCGGCGTGGCGTATTGCCCTGACGGGGAGGTGTCCTTCCGGATGGCGGGCACCCGTAGTAGTGGGGATCTCAATACGTCATGTGGCAACTGCGTGCTGATGTGCTCATTGATTTGGGC